AGATGGAACACTAGCAGAGGATGATGCTTTTGGTTACATGGCTCAACTTGCAGGATACGAACAAGCAGAAGGCACTAAGAACGGTGGCTTCCTTGCTCTTAATAAAGAGTCTGGGGAGTTAGCTTTGTTTAAACCTGATAACTTTGATAAGCCTAATATCAAAAAGAAAATAACTGATATTAAAAAAGCTATCAAACTAACTACACCACCTGATAAATGTTATGATGATGAGCCAGATGGTAAGTCTGGTAATATGAAACTTGCAAGGGGTTGTGTATATTGCAGACATAAGTTTGAATGTCATGCAGATGCTAACGATGGTAAAGGTTTAAGGGTGTTTAAATATTCAACAGGTTATAGATACTTAACTCAAGTACCTAAACCACCTAATGTTATAGAGGTTACACAAATATGAATGGTAGAAAAGCAAAAGCATTAAGAAGAAAAGCAGAAGACCTTTTGATTAGTTGGATAAGAACTATGGTACCTGAAGGAGAAGATGCTACCAAGATTAATAAGAAAAACTTACATGAGTTTTTACCACAGCAAACACATATCTTTGCTAACAATAGATTTATGTTAAGTGCTTATAGTCTTAGATGGTTTTATAAAAAGGTAAAAAAGAATCCAAACATTACTTTGGAAAACTTGAATGCCTAAAAGAGTACCAAGAAAGCCAAGACCTAAAAAGATTAACGTACCTAAAGGATACGATAGTGCTTGGGAGTTTGACATACATCAAACAATTCTCAAAGATTGGAAACATCATTGGGATACTATAGAGTATGTTGTTAAGCATAAGTATGAAGCAGACTTTGTAAAAGTTATAGATGGTAAAACTATTTTACTAGAAGCTAAAGGTAGGTTTTGGGATTATGCAGAGTATAGTAAGTACTTACATATTAGAAAAGCTTTACCTGATAATTATGAGTTAGTTTTTCTTTTTCAAAAACCTTACTCACCCATGCCGGGTGCAAAGGTAAGAAAAGATAAAACAAAAAGAACTCATGCAGAATGGGCAGAGACAAATAATTTTACATGGTATAGTGAAGAGACACTACCGGAGGAATGGAAAAGTGAATTATAAATTCAACGAAGATAAAATTGTAAATGAAATAAAAGCTTACATAGGTAATACTTATGACCAACACTATGCTAATGGTAAGTACCAAGCAACAGATATGATAATTGATTCAGGGTATGGAGAAGGATTCTGTATTGGAAACATTATGAAGTATGCTATGAGGTTTGGAAAAAAGAATGGAAAGAATAACTTAGACTTATATAAAATAATACACTATGCTATAATAGCAATCTACGTAAACAATAAGGAACAAGATAATGGTTGAAGATAAAATAGGAACTAAGCCTTACTTAGGAATTGAAATAAACTATGATAAAGAAAAAACATTTGATAAATTTAGTTTAGATACACTCAAAGATAGATATTTTTGGGAAGGAGAAACCCATGCACAAGAAGCATTCGCAAGAGCCTCCGTCTTCGGAGCAACATTCAAAGGAGAAACAGATTTTGAGTTGGCTCAAAGACTTTACAACTACGCTTCCTCTCGTTGGTTCATGTTTAGCACTCCTATTCTTAGTAACGGGGGAACCACTCGTGGGCTTCCTATCAGTTGTTTCCTCAATTATGTTCCTGACAGTCGTAGTGGTTTATCTGCTCACTACGATGAGAACATTTGGTTGGCAAGTTCAGGTGGAGGCATTGGTGGATATTGGGGCGATATTAGGAGCAATGGTATTTCAACTACTCATGGCAGTCGTTCTACTGGTTCTATTCCTTTCATCCATGTAGTTGATTCACAGATGTTAGCCTTTAATCAAGGCACAACTAGACGTGGTTCTTATGCAGCTTACATGGATATATCTCATCCGGAGATTGAAGAGTTTATTAACATGAGAAAAGAATCTGGTGGAGATATAAACAGAAAGAATCTTAATCTTCATAACGGTATAAACATTACTAATGCTTTCCTTGAAGCTGTACAAAATGATGATGACTGGAGATTGATTGACCCTAAGACTAACGAAGCTGTTAAGACTATTAATGCTAGAGACCTTTGGTGGCAGATAATAAATGCTAGAGCTGAAACAGGTGAGCCTTACATGATTAATATTGATAAGTGTAACGAAGCTTTACCTAAACAACAAAAAGATTTAGGATTAAAAATACGTCAAAGTAATTTATGTTCTGAAATAACTTTACCAACTGATGAAGAGAGAACAGCAGTATGTTGTTTGTCTTCTGTCAACTTAGAATACTTTGATGAATGGTCAAAGGACGATAACTTTATACAAGATTTAATAACCATGCTTGATAATATAATTCAACATTATATTGACAATGCTATAGATACAACACAACTAGGAGAGTACAGTGCAAATTTTAAACGCTTTCAAAACTATGTCAAAGAAGGTAAGGAAGGCTTTACCAAGTCTGCCTATTCAGCCTATAGAGAGAGGAGTCTCGGGCTTGGTGCTATGGGTTTCCACGCTTATCTCCAACGTAGGTCGATTCCTTTCGAAGGCATTTATGCATCTGGGTTTAACTATAAGGCATTTACTTACATTAAACTCAAGGCAACAGAAGCAACTAAAGAGTTGGCTATTCAAAGGGGTGAAGCTCCTGACATCCACGGTAGCGGTAAGCGGAATGCTAATCTCCTTGCTATTGCTCCTAATGCTAGTAGCGGTATCATTTGTAGTGGGACTTCTCCTAGCATTGAGCCTTATAGGGCTAACTGCTATACTCACAAAACTTTATCCGGAAGCTATCAAGTAAAAAATAAATATCTTGAAAAGCTTTTAAAATCTAAAGGTTTAAAAGGTAAAGAACTAGAAAACATTTGGAAAGATATATCAGGTACTGATGGTTCTGTTCAGCACTTAGATATTCTTACTGATGATGAGAAAGAAATATTTAAAACTGCTAATGAGATAAATCAAATATGGATTGTTGAACATGCTTACAAAAGACAAGAGTTTATTTGTCAAGCACAGTCTGTTAATTTATTCTTTACATTACCTAAAGCTACAGAACCTCAAGAAGTACATGATGAATATATGCAGTATGTAAATGATGTTCATTGGTATGGTATGAACAGACTTAAATCACTTTATTATTTCCGTTCTAATGCTGCAAGAACTGTTGAGAATGTAAATGTTAAAGTACCTAGAATTAATTTAGAAGATACTGAGTGTCTTGCTTGTGAGGGATAATGAGTAACTGGCATGGAGGTAAGGGTTCTAGACGTAGGAATCCTAACGAAAAAAAATACAAAGAAAATTGGGACAGAATATTTAATAACAAAAAGAAAAAGGACAAGAAAGATGAGCTTACTAAAAACGAGAGATTACTATAAACCATTTGAATATCCATGGATGTTTGACTACTATGTATTACAAAATCAAATGCATTGGATGCCTGAATCTGTACCACTACATACAGATGTAAAAGATTGGCAAGAACTTACACCAGTTGAAAAGAATTTACTTACACAAATATTTAGATTGTTTACTCAGTCAGATGTAGATGTAGGTGCAGGATATGTAGATAAGTATATGCCATTGTTTAAGAAACCTGAAGCAAGAATGATGATGGGTTCTTTTGCAAACATGGAATCAATTCATCAACATGCTTATAGTTTATTACTTGATACAGTTGGAATGCCTGAGATAGAGTATAAAGCTTTTGCAGAGTATGAAGAGATGTCAGATAAACATGATTATGTTGGTAACTTTAAACCTACTAAAGCTAAGAAAGAAAGCATTGCAAAAACTTTAGCAGTTTATTCAGCTTTTACAGAAGGACTACAGTTGTTCAGTAGCTTTGCAATCTTATTAAACTTTCCAAGGTTCGGTAAGATGAAAGGCATGGGACAGATAGTTACCTATTCTATACGTGATGAATCTTTACACGTTGAAGCAATGACAAAGTTATTTAGAGAGTTTATAAAAGAAAACATAGAAATATGGACAGATGATTTCAAGAAAGAACTATATGAGATATGTAGACATATGGTTACACTTGAAGATAAGTTTTTAGATTTAGTATTTGATATGGGAGATATTCAAGGACTAACTAAAAAAGATATGTATGCTTACAATAGATACATAGCTGATAGAAGGTTACTTCAACTTGGTCTTAAGACTAACTATGACCAAAGAGAAAATCCTCTTGGTTGGATTGATGAAGTAACTGGAGTAGAACACCAGAACTTTTTTGAAGGACGAGCCACTACCTATATGAAAGCTGGGTTACGTGGTAGACAAGATAATATTAAATTTACAAACTTAGAGGAGTCAAATGATTAATAAAACAGAAGCTAATTTAGTAAGCTTCAAAATACTTTTAACAAGAGATAATAAAATAGTAACAGAGTTTAGTGTGTTACCTGAAGATATGGTTGATGAGGTTTTTCCTGTAGACGATAGACCTCTTATGAAAACTATTATTAGAAATGGTAAAGCTAAGTTAGAAAATCTACATGATTTTTTTCAAAGAGAACTTA